TCCAAATGTGATTTATATTTAAGATGTTGTGAGTTCGTATTCAATTGTTTAGGTGTAAATAATTTTTTATCTCCTTTAAATACATTCGCACTTCTACTTATAAAAACATCTTGGGTTAATTTTGGTTCATTATTTTTAATAATATCGTAATGGAGGTTTGTTTCATCATAAATAATTGTATGAGTAGCATTTTTATCCCTATTATCAATAAGATAAACAATATTTATGTCTTCATCCAAAACTTTACTCATACAATACAGGTCATCAAATCCTTTTTTATTTTTAATATTTACTTCCTTGTATTCTGTCGCTCTATTAATAATATCCATATATTTATTTTTTGTTGTAAAACTATTTGCGATTACATTAATAGGGAGATTGTTTTTAATAATAAACTCACTTAAAAATTGAAAATATATTAATTCTTTTTTATTTGTTCCGCCTATCTCAAATTGAGTTCCTTTCAAACATTCCATAAGACATTCATAAGCACACAATCCTTTTTTACTTTCAATACCTAACACTTCAAAAATCATACTATCACTTTTTCCGTGTCCTTTAATTGATATAGTGTTAATAACAAATTCATCCATAATCAATTCTTCTTCATTCATATCAATAGCATCGCTTCCGTGTTGTCCGTCTGCTATATTATCAATACGATTTTTAAAATGATTATATGAACCAAGATATTCATTTTTAATACCTATCCATCTAATTTTATTTCCATATTTACTTTTAAACGCTAATGATACAAAATTAAGACCTTCCTCACTCTCTTCAAGTTCATTAATAATAGCATCGTATAATTGTTGTAATGTAGTAATTCCTGAATAAAAAATTGTTTTCTTTTCAAAGTTTTTAATAATATCTTCTTGCTTAACTCGTAATCTTTTAGGAACTGATTTATTGATTGGTGCTTTTTCTTTTATGATTTTATTATTAACTAATTCCCCTTGTTTCTTTGGTGCGGATAAAACCTTATTCTTAATCCCTGCGAGAACATTAGGTTTAGATATTTTACTTGCTCTTTCTAAAACTTCTTTTTGGATAAACTCTTTATATAACTTTCCATTTTCTTTTAATAATCTTCCATTCTTACCTATTGGTGTAATGTTTAATTGATTAGCAATTGTCTTATACCTTATAGTAGCAGATTTAGGCAAAGCGTTAAGTTTTCTTAAAGCGTTGTTAAACTGATTACTCATTATATATATACTATATATATTTTTTTTAAGTAGTTTTTTTCTTAAATATATTATTAGATAATTATAATTATTTTGTCAATAACATTATATTTATAATATATATAATGTAATTGTTATGATATATGGTTTAATTTAAAAAATTAATAAAAAATTGAATTAATTGCCTAAATATATCTATAATTGTGGGGTTATATTCACTTCTTTTCTTGGTCTTCCCCTCTTCTTTGGTTCGTAATTAGGATTATTCATTTTCTCCTCTTTCTTTTTCAAACGATAAATTTTATTATTTTCCTTACTTCTTTCATTAAACTTTTTCTTCCAATCCTCATCTTGTTTCATTTTCTCATATAATTTTCTTTGTTGCTCGTTATATTCTGCTCTATTCTTATCACGATATTTTTGCTGTGCTCGTTTATGTGCTTCTGTATATGTTTGTTTCTTAATAATCAATACAGGTTTTAAATCATATTCAAATTGTTCTCCCATTATTTTACTTTGAATATCCTTATCAAGTAATCCACTTTCAATAAGTTTATTAAAGTTTTCAGGTCTAACGATATGGTGTCCGTCAATCAATTCGCTATATGAGTAGATACATTCCATTATATTAATAATATATAATAATATTTCTTTATATTGTTTTTATCCTTAATATTATAATATCAATAAATTATATGCCCTCCATAGTTCAAAGTGTTTTATTTGATAAAGATAAATTTAGCATTAAGGAAGCGGAAGAATGGTTAAAAAAAAATAATTTTTTAATTTTAAAAATTGATATTACTCCTAATTTATATCGTTTTAGACAAATTAGTCCTAAAAAGGTTAGTAAAGACAATTATAAAAATTATGCTATTAAACAAATACACGAGGGAATAAAATTAGTAATCGCATATAAAAATTAGAGAGGTTTAAATAATGCTTTAAGTAATGTAAGATTTTTATTTGGTTTATCGCTCCATATTGCTAAAAACTTTTCATAATCTTCTAAATATGTTTCATCATTTTTTCTATGTTCTAATGAGTAATCACAAGCGATACAATACCATCCACATTCAGTAGTTATTACACTTTGAATTTGTCTATTATTATATGGTATAGGTTTAAATGGAGATAAAAATCGTTCAATTTCTTTCGGCATATCTAAACCAAAAGGGTCAAAATATAAAGCACCTACTTTATGAACTTCTTTTCCATTTCTTTCCTCATCTCTACTATCGTCATCATAAATTTTAGCAAAGACCCAGTGTGTTCCTTCACCATCACTTTCATTTTCCATATTAATATAATAAGAACCGATATTCCTTTTTTGAGGAAGTTTATCCTTGCTAAATACTCCTATAATAGGTAAATCTAATTTCCTACAAATGCGTTCTATATCAAAATTACTTAACATCTTAATATAGAACAATATTTTATTTAATATAATCCACCACCATATAAACCTAAACCTTCATACGCTTTTCTTGCTGTATGTCTCATTTGACCTTTTTTAGTTCCTGAACCAACAACAACATCATCATACGCTCGTCTTGCTGTTGTTCTCATTTGTCCTTTTTTTGTTCCTCGTCCATAAATATTAGTATAAGGAACTGCTTGTCCGTATCCACTACTTTCCCCTCCTTCTTGTTGATAAGTTCTTGGGACAAAAGGGTTCATAGCAGGAGAAGAAGTAGATTGATAAGGAGATAAAGTCATTTCGGAAGATGAAGGTCTAACTCTTGGGTCAGTTTTAAAAGCACTAATTGGAGCATTTGTTTCATTACCATCATTCAAAACCAAACCATAAGTAGTAGGATTATAATACATAGCAGTTTTATAAGCAGAACTATCATAAACACCTGTTCCTTTTTTAGGTCTTCCTCGTTTTCTCATTCCAATACCTAAACGCTTATCTATTTGCTGTCCTGCGTAAGAACCCAAAGCACTTCCAGCAACAGAAGATAATCCACCTGTTTCAGGAGCGAGTAATGTTCCTGCTATACCTCCTAATGCTCCTGTCGCCGCCGGAATAACATAATGACCGACAGTTTTTAAATCATTTGTTATTGTATGAGGACTAAATGCGTTTTTAAGTGTGTTTCCAACTTTACCCCAATTAATTTTACCTCCTTTTCTCATAGCACGAAGTTTCGCCATTTTTTCTTTCATAGCAGGAGAACCTTTCTTACCTCCACCATACAAACCAAAACCACCAATAGCGTTATGATGAACTCCTGCTTTATCAATTAAATCGGTAGTAGAAGGTATTTCTCCTTTAACAGCACTTTCAAAAGCGGTTTCAGCGACACCCTGATATTTAGCAGGTAGTTTTTTAATCTGTTGTTTTACAGCATCATTAGCAAGATCCATACCTTCTTTTTTACCTTTTTCTTTTAATTCTTTCAATCCAACCTTTACATCTCCACTATCTAATGCCGATGTCGCCGCCGAACCTAATGTTGAACCAATCATAGAACCAATTTCAGGACTTCCGAAATATGAACCGACAGCTGTCCCCACAGCATTAGCACCATAATCTATTCCTGTTTTCGCCGCCGCCTTAACGACTGGATGATGAAGTGCGTTCCCAATAAATTTCGCACCTTTTTTAATTATATCCATAAAACCTCTTCCGTGTTTAACAGAATGTTCTATTTCCTCAGGAGACATATGAAGTCTTACACCTTTACCTTTATGATAAGAAGATAAAAGTTTTTTAGCATTATGAGGATGAAGAAAAGCAACAACATCACCTACTCCACTACCCATTTTATGAAAACTTAAATTAACAGGAAGTCCTTTAATTAATTTTTGAATTTGCGGTTTCGCTAAATCTAATTGATGTGCTATTAGTCCATTCATTACAACCATTATATTATAGACAAAGATAAAAATAATATTATTTTCTGTAAAATAAAATTATTCCTTGAAAAATAAATTAATATATTCCTAAACTATTTGATTAATCAATTCTCGCACCAGTAGAAATATCAATCGTCATACTTCTTCTAAACTCAACAAAGACCATCAAATTACATTCTTTAAGAGATGCGTTCGTTCCTTGTATTTGAATAGAGCGACTTACTCCTGCTTCACTTGGTAGAATGCGAGAACAATCACCATAGTAGTATCTATAACCACGAGAAAACATATCTTCACTAATAAGACCTGATGCTAAACCAGTAGTCAAATTTCCGTTTAATTGATTAGATGATTTGAGTTCTTGATTAAATGCTTCAAAATCATATTGCTCGTTATTTAGAAATAAATTGACACCACTTACCAAGATGTTAAAGTTTGTTAAAGTAATTGGGTCAGGAGTTGCTCCTGATGTAGCAGTAGGAGAAAGAAGAGTTGAAAATGCTGTGTTTGCGTTTCCAGTAGCACTTAAAAAAGGAACAACTAATACAGACTGAATATCCTGTATACCATTCGTCACGAGCAAATTAAATGGAGCATTTGAACCAATTCCGTTAAACTGATATTGGAAAATATCGTTATAAACAATTTTCTTTGTAGGGGCGAGAGACAAATATCTTTGTTCTGCTAATGGGTTCATTTTATACACAGGAGCATAAAGACGACAAGACTTCATAGCAGTTTGTAATCCGCTTGTTGTATTTTTCACTATACTAACAGAAAGAGTATATATTCCATCTGTTCCTGTAAGAAGTGGGGAGCATCCCTGTCCTATATCGGCAGACGCAACCATTAAAGGTTGAGTAAGACCTCCAAGAATAGTAGAAGAATTTACAACAAGAGTAGCGTAAGTAGCAGGAGCTCCACTCGCCGCGATTGTTCCTTTCGTGATTGTGAAATTTGTTGATGCCTGATTTGTGTTAATATAAAATCTCATAGTTGAACCTTTAAGAAGAGGACATTTATTAAAATAATCTGCTAAATCTTTAAGACGGAGTTTAGCATTAATATCCCAAGAAACTATTCCTGCTGTTGTTTGTGTTTGTTTATATGAACGATAAACAGTAGAGCAAGTTGAAGCATTATTTACTGAACCTTGACCTGTTGCCGTATTAACAGGGTCATAACCATTCCAACCTGTTCTAATAGCAAAACCTTCGTTTTGTGAATATCCTGACCAAGCATAAGGACTTGGATTTGCCGCTCCTAATCCAGTAAGCAAACCTCCTGCCGCCCCAGTTGTATTAGAAGGAATACCTGAATAAGCAGTTGAATTATAATAAGTTGTTGCTTGTGTTATAGCAGTTTCGTCAGTAATAGGAGAGACAGAAACTACTACTGGTGCTTGTCTATTATTACATAAACCTAAACCTCCTGATGACAAAGGAGAAGCACTTGAAGTAGCAGAAGCAAAAAACCACGAACCAGCAGTATCAGGATAAAATCCAGTCGTATAACCTTCATTCAATAAATCATCTTGACTAAATGAGGTATTAGCAACAAAACTCCTAAATACATTTAAAAATGGAGTTTGTTGAATGATATTTTGATTATTAAATTCCACAGTCATAGAGTTAATCATATGCCAAAATCCACTCTTAAACGCCCAAGAATAATCCGCAAGATTTGTCCCCACAGGAAGATTAGTATCAGTATTCGCTTGTAGTTGAACTAAAAGAGGCATAACAATATAACCTTCACTCCAATTAATATAACCTCCAGCATTACTTAAAGGTGTGCTGTCAATTACGACTTGTGAGGTATAGTTCTGTGAGTTATTATCATTCACATATATCCACTTTTTAGAGATAAACTCGGATTGGTCTATTTCAGCATTCACACTTTCTTCAAAGACAAGATTATCCATTATAATATATGGAAGGAAAATAATTTAGAAGAAAACTCATAAATTATTTGCTAAATAATTATCGGTGGAGAGAAATATATTTTTTTTGGCGAGAAGATTTTACTTTAACTTCGCTTAATCCTGATGTTCTTTGTAAATTACCTTTTCCTAAACTTTTAAATGGATGAGACACATCCGTATCTTCATAATATTTTTTGCTTAATCCTGTCCCCTGTGTTGCGTTATTAAATAATCTTTTTACGCTCCCTAATGTTGGTCTAACATTAAAACCTCCATTAGCACCTTGTCGTTTGACAATATACATTATAATATACATTCATATTTTAATTTCCTAAACATATTTAGATTTCTACAACTCTATCATCCATATTTTTAGTATATAATGTTATTAAAGTATTAGGGTCTTGAAATTGAACTATATTTCCTACTTGGTCTCTAATCTCAATCGTAAAAGAATTATATTGACCGTCCACTATTCTATTCCAAGGAAGTTCGGCAGATGGTTGATAAGTTTGTAAAGCACCAAAAGTCGCATTAGTAGGAGTAAAAGAATAAATTAATTGTGATGGAATAACTGCTTTATTATTAACCAAAGAACAAAAAACTAAAAAACTACTATAAGGAGTAATTTGTGGAGCGACAGATGATAATGTAGATTGACTTTCTGTATATGCTGGGGTTTGAGTTTGTGCTGGGGGAACACCTGCTATTACACCATCAGGATTACTTAAAGGATATTGTCCTGCTGTAAAACCTATTAATGCTCCAAAATTATTATTAGGAACAATAAAGTAAGGTAAAATAGGATTAGTTGGAAGAACCCAAGTAGCAGTAGGAGCAATAGTCCAACTATTATTAGTAGCGATTGTTGTGCTTATCAAAAAATTATTTAATTGAACTGCGTATAGCGATTGATTTACAACTAACTCCATTAAATAAACAATATTACCGCTTGATGTTGTAAGATAGTGTCCGTTTCCATACATATATGATTGAAAAAATGAGTTCAAATCTGCTACTTGAAGATAAGAGTTTGGTATATTAACTACCCAAGTTGTTCCATCAACCCATATATAACTAAATGAATTGTTGTTATATGTAGTAGTAATATTGAAAGCACTAAAAAACATAGAAAGCGACTCTAATGCTATTATATCGTTTTTGAAAATAAAACCTCCTTGTGGAAAATTGTATGTGAATACCGCATTAGTAGAACTTGTAATATTAGATGAGTTAAGGATTAATGTTTTTCCCATTTATATATAATAAAGATATTTTTTTTATATATAATTTCCTAAACTATTTACATTACTGATAATTCCATTAATAGATTTAAACCTTCGCTCTTATGAACCCTACCATCATTCATAAACTTAACTATCAAACCCCTTAACTCTTTTATAACTTTATCAGCATTATTTCCAGCATCTATTTCACCTCTCAATAAATAATATCTATCTAAATCTTTCTTTTCTTGTTCTGTATTACCTCTTTTCAAATTAAGAACTTCATTTAATCCTGCTCCTGATACAACTTTTTCAAAATGTCTTATTTCGTGGTCTTGAAGTTTTTTTAATTGTCGTTCATTTACTTTACCATTTTCTAATACATCTAACACCAAATCTTTATAATCATCGCTTATCGTAATAGGTTTAATTGAAGGGATACTCCCCATACTTGGATATTTTAAATTGAATAAATTTTTATCCATTAAATAAGGTATATGAATTATATATTTTCCAAAATGAGAATATGTAGGTCTTTCTTTTATTTTTACTCCTCCTCCAATTTTAATTCTTTTATGTTTAAATGTAATCCTTCCACCTGATTTTCCATTATCGCTTTCACTATCGCTACTACTTGAACCCATATCTACTTCGTCTTCTGTTTTAATATGTTTATCATAAGACTTCTTTAATGCTTTCATTTCTTTATTATCCTTTTTAAAATGTTTAATTACTTTATCTGTCAAACCTACACCTTTTATCGTTTTAGTCCCATCTTGATATGTTAAACGAAATTGTGGATTTTCAACAGGATTGTATGATGTTTGTGTATTAACTCTCATACCATAATAAGTTTCTATTCCTCTAATCATATCACGAATATTTGATTGTCTTACTGATGGTTGCCCTTGTGCTGTATATCCAATAGCATCAGGAGCAATAAAACCTTGTTGAATTAATGGAAGAACAAAATCAAATACTACTTTTTTTTTCTCTCCTTTTGTATTACTTCCGTGTTGTGCTAATACTGGGTCTGTTAATTCATCTAAAAAATCTTTTAAGTTTTGTTCTTTACTTAACATACTTCTTGGATTATCCATTCCTCTACTTCGTGTTCTACCAATTACAGCAGGTATAGTAGCAGGAGGATTTATTACAGGGAGATTATCAGCATCAGCAGTATCTATTTGTAATTGTATATTTTCTTCCAAAGCATCAGCAGGAGCAACATTTCCTCTTGATTGTAATTCTTTCACATAAGGTTCAATTACAGCGAAAAGTTGTAATAAATTATTTTCAGTTAGAAATCCTAATGTTCTTTTTAATTTTTCCATAAATGAAGTAAATTCTCTTTCATTACCACCACCATTAATTATTCGTGAAATTTGTATTAATAATTCCTGACCTTCATCTGCCGAAAATAATTGAATTTTCCTTGCTATTAATGATAATTTTTTTACTATATCACTTCTTTCTTTTTGATTTAAAACAGATTTTAATAATGCTAATAATGCTTGTGATGGAAGAATTGCGGATAATTCTGTTAAAGGTATTATTACAGATGTTTCATAATCATTTATTATTTCTTGTGGAAGACCAAAACCATTTATTCCTCCTTCTATTAAATCTTTTATTTGTGTTATTGTTCCAGCATCAGGAAGAACTCTTTGTATTTCTTCTATTGTTCTTGGGATTGGCTGTCCTGCTATATCACCTCTACTAAACTTATGACCGAAATTCACATCCAAATCTTCAAAATATCTTTCTAAATAATTCTTCAAAAAATCTGTATTAAGTAATCTTGGATTAGTAGTTTCAGTAAGTTCTTTCTTAATACCTTTAAATGTCGCATTAAATTTTACTAATCTATCAGCATTACCATTACTACTTAACCAAGCAACTACTTCTCCTGCTTGTGAATAAGGAAAACCTAATTCTTCTACATTTTGAATAGCAATTTTTTCCTGTTCTAATTGGTCTCTTTTTATTTCAGCATTAGTTCTATATTGTGGAGGCACAGGTAAAGGTTTATTAGGATTTTGATAATCTTTTAGTCTTCTTTCATTTTCTAACTCGTTCTGTGCCTCTATTTCTAATAATTGATTATTAAGTTGTCGTTTCGCTTCCAACTCATTATAAGAATTAAAGTTCCTAACAAGCATATTATAATATATGAAAATATAATAATTTTTATGAAATGTCGTAAATTTCATTAAAGTTTTTTCTAAACCTATCTTTTGGGTCAGCATCCAAATCTACTAAAAGAAAATCTTGTTTATTTTGTGTAGTAGCACTCTCATATATCTTTTTTAATTTTTCTTTATCAACTCCTAATGAGTATTCTCGTAGTATCCTAAATAGATCGGATAAAGTATTCAATCTTTTAATTACTAAATAGTTAAGATTTTGTCTAATCATTTTTGGGACAGCATAATAGGATTGAGAAATATATATTAAGGAACAATTAAGTTTTCTTGCTCTTATAAAGTATTGTTCTAATTGCGATTGGTTTCTTTCTAAAACTAAATCGTCCATTACGATTAATGTTTGTTCTTCTTTATCTAATTTATCTAAATCAGGAGCATTTTTTATACCTTCTAAAACTTCAACACCATCTTTTCCTAATTTGTCTTCTAAATAATTATAAAGCGGTTCATCCTTATTTTTTGTAATTACAAAAATATTTTGGAATGTATTACCGAAATTATGTAAAATATTTAAAAATGTTTGTGTCTTTCCAGCGCCACTTCCTCCTATAATAAGCATACGAAAAGGAACATTTATTCCGTGTATATCAAAGTTAGGATTATGTGATTTCAATAAAAACTTTTTAGGCACTTCTTTATACCAATCAATTATTTCGGCAGTTTTCTTTTTTGAGGGTTTCTTTCTTTCCATTATATATTATAAATATAATAAAATTGAAGTTCAAATTATTTCATAAATTAAATCCAAATATAAATAATATTATATTCTCATATATTATAAATGGCGACTTATCCTCCACCTAATTTTACAGAACCTTTAACTATATGGAACCCTGCTAATTGGGAACCAGCACCTTCTAATGGAACAACGATAGATGTTGCTTTTTTAGATGCTAATTATGTTAAGTATCCTATCGCACAAGGAGCATTAACATTTGAAGATATACAGACTAACGGAAATAATAATTTTTTCGCTAATATAACTACTAATAATGAACTTTATCCTACTATTACAACAATATCACAAGGTCAATATTATATGAATGTGAGTTCTAATTCTACTAATGGAGATGGAGCAGTTATAAAATTAACAAATACTAATACAACAGCAACAGCAAGTTTAGGATGTTCTTTAACAGGAGGGTTAAATATTAATAGAGGAGTAAGTGTGGGTTGTAATACTACTTCAAGTGGTAATACGATTTTACTTCAAGCAGACCCTACTACTTCTAATCAATTGGACGTAGCAGGTAGTATTTTTTCAACAGGTAATATCACTTTGGGTTCAGGAACAACTACAACTGCTTATTTAGAATTTGGGGATGGCTCTCAACAAACAACCGCTTTTTTGGGAGGAGGAGGAGGAGGAGATGTTTTTTTAAATGGAGGAACAGCATTATCACCTCAAACTTTTACAGGATATAATCAATTTGATAATGATTTAGATTTAAGCAGTAATTTAGTATTTCCAAATAGTTCAAGTTTTATTGTTCTTAATAATACATTAGGAATACAAAACTCAACCGCAACTTCATACCCTCTACAATTACGGAATGCGAGTAATGTTGAATGGTATTTAGAACCAACAACAAATCCTACCAATTTTCATTTAAGTTTTGGAGGTATGTCTCTTTATTTAGATGCTACATTTGTTAATTTAAATGCTACAAGCGCAGTCCAAATTAGTAATATATTAACATCTCCAAATGGTCCTACTATTAATGCTACATCATTAGCACCATCAACAGGAACTTTTTATCCGAGCGGTGGACTACCCTATTTTGCTTATAATAACGCAGGAGTATTTTCATATAGTCCTTTGGTTGTTTCTTCTACATTATCCAATTATGCTTTATTAACTACTGGAACAAATAATTTTACAAATACAAATACTTTTACTATAACTCCTACTACATCTGCGACACAGACATATCCTCAATCAACTAATACAACAGATTTAGCATCAATTGGATATGTTAATAGTGCCGTTGCTGGTGGAGCAAATACTACTTATACACAAGTATTTACAGGAAATTTTAATAGTGGTTCAACTATTACTATACCTACTGGATGTGTAGGTTTTACTTTAACTGTTATTGGAACAGGTGGAACGCCAAGTGGATATCAAGTTGGAGTTCCTGACGGCACACATTTAGATTATTATTATCAAATTCCTCCTACCGCAGGTGGAGCACAAGTATCTATTTCAAATGCGAGAATTGCTATACCTAAACAAGGAACATATTTAACATCTACATTACAAGTATATACTAATGTCGCAGGTGTGAATGGTGGAACAGTTTCAAGAGTAGTTTTAAATGGTAATAGTTTAGCGGAAGCGTTAAATGGAAACCCCCCTGTAAGCACTACACAAGGAGGTTCGGCAACAACAGGAACTCCTTATAGTAATCCAAATTATACTTCATTTACTACTTTTCAGGGTGGAGCAGGACAAGGAAATAATGAAAGTTATACTACTATGAATGTAGGTCAATTAGGGGGTGGAAATATTGGGGGTGGTATTGCTGGAAACGGACAAGCAGGTTCAAGTCAAAATCAATATGGAGCAGGTGGTTTATGGGGTAGTTTATCAGGTAATAGTTATGGTATGCCTGTATTTCCTCCTTCTCCTATTACTTATGGAGGTTGTATAATTACTTGGTTTCTCTAATTTATTTTATTAAGTTATACTATATGACTACGACTAATTCAACTCAACTTTTTATTAGTGATGGAACAGAAGCATTCCCTCCTAACTCATCAGTTTCAATAAACTATAATGGTTTTGTTTTAGCAGGTGATTTGAATACTGCTACTCCTATTACTGCGACTATATCTCAAAGTGGGATTTCAACTACAAATGCTAATGGGTTTGATATTTTAAGTAAATTGAATATGAACGACCAAAATATAGATAATGTTAATACTATTAATTCAACGACAGGATTTGATTTAACATTAGCATCTCAAACAGGTCAAGTTATTCTTAACGCTGGTGATAATGTAGGTTTAACCGCTGGTGAGAATTTTAGTGTAAATACAAACGCTACAACTGGAATTATTAGTTTGACCGCTGGGGATTATATGAACTTAACCACTACAAACGGATTAAATATGAACTTAAAAAATATTGTTAATTCTACTGGACTTACTACAAGTAATGGTAATATTGATATAATAGCACAAACTGACGATATTAACCTTCAATCAACTACTGGTATGAGTTTATCGGTTAATAATGGAGGATTAAACCTTACTTCAAGTGGCGCTGGAATTACTTTATCAACAGACCAACAGATAGATATGACTGCTACTGGTGGTAATATTAATATGTATAATACTTTATACTTCAAAGATAATTCTTCTCCGCTTTGGGATACTTTTTTAAATACAGGAGGTTTTAAGTTTGATATTGCTGATTTAGGTAATTTAGTTATTTTAGACGCAGAAGGAGGTGCGAGTTTTTATCTTCAAAGTGCTAATGGGACTGCCTCAATAAATCCTTCTTCTGTTTCAATTGATAGTGCTGTTGGTGGAAATGCTGTATTAAACTTAAATTCCGCTGGAGGCACTACTACATTAACCTTAAATAATGGTATTAATACAAATACTATCAACTCAACTGGATATACAACAAAGAATTCAGTTCAAAATGCTACTCATTACCTTAATTTTAGTGATAGTAGTTCTACTGGTGTCGGTGCGATACAAAAAACCGCTGGTATAAGTTGTAATCCTTCCACTAACTCTATAACAGCGACGACTTTTAATGGTTTGCTTTCAACTGGTGGATTAGTTTATTTATCAACTGGTTCTCAAAGTATTACTGGGTCAGCATCCGCAACCAATATTAGTTTAACTGGTATATTCAATTCAACTTATAAAAATTATCGTATTGTATTATATTCTACTACGCAAGTAAGTTTTACTGCGTATCCAGCATATTCACTTCAAGCGTTTTTAGGAACTGGAACATTACCTACAACTGCTTCTCTTTATGGTTTTGAAATGATTTCTAATGCTACTACTATTGTATCACCAGTTTATACTGCTTCGGCAACTATATCTTCTTCTCCCTTAGTATTAGCAGTCAGTCAATTAATTAATCATCATACCATAATAGAAGTAGAAAATGTAGGTTTTACCGCAACTGCTACTCAATCAATAGGATTAAAATGTAAATCGTTTTATTCCAATCCAGGAATAAGTGGAGCAAGTGATAGAAGTATTTTGACGACAAATGTTAGTGGTTCTACTATAACTGGTTTAACAATACAACAAAGTAATATATCAGTTGGAAATAATATGACGATTGGTTGGACTATTTATGGTTATAAAATATCTTAATTAT